TAGACTTGTTTCCCGCAATCTATAGTGAAATGGATGAATGGGAGAGTGAGGCCGGTCTCTATCCTGATGTTCAAGACCCCAGATTTGCAGAGAAGCTCATGCGCAAACAGGAGTTCGCAGAGAACAAGCAAATAAGCGTGAAAGAACAAATGGAAGATGAAGTGAATCCCTGCGACCCAAATAAAGAGTTTGAACTTACCCCAGTACAACGTTTTGTCGGCCGTTTCCTTTCACCACAGTGCCCCTATTTATCTGCCCTCCTCTTTCACGGAGTTGGTGTTGGAAAAACTTGCGCCGCAATCACTGTAGCCGAGAACTTCCTACGTTCTTTTCCCCGCAAAACTGTGCTCATTGTCGCTCCCAGAAATATCCAGCCCGGTTTTCGCAGAACTATTTTTGACGATGAAACACTGAAAATATCGGCAGAAGATGGTGTGGCAAATACAGTAAATGGCTGCACTGGTGACGCCTACTTGAAACGGACTGGCACAGAGTTCGAAAAGAATCCCGCTGTCATCATAAGTCGCATTAAAAGCAGCATTAATTCTCGCTATGCTTTTCTCGGCTATTTGCAATTTCACCGATTAATCGAGGATGTTCTGAAAAAGGTTCCCAGAGGTCTAGAGGGAGATGCAAAGAAAGCCGCGGAAAGACGTGTCCTACGCCGCGAATTCAGTGGACGCCTTGTTATTATTGATGAAGCACATAATCTGCGCGACACACCTACAGAAGGGGGGGACGATGTAGATGTACCTGGTGGAGAAATCGAATTATCCGAGACACAGGCCGGCAAGAAGTTGACGCCGAGTCTCTTGAAAGTCCTCGATGCCACAGATGGAATGAAACTCGTTTTGCTGAGCGGTACACCAATGTATAACTCGTATCGTGAAATCGTGTTTCTTCTCAAACTTCTTCTTCTTAATGACAAACGTATTACCCTTGCAGAGAGAGATATTTTCACTACGATTGGTACATTTAGAAAGGGGCAGCCAGGTAAAGCGGGGGGCGAAGAACTGCTTGGGGCCACTGCATCCGCCTATGTAAGTTTTATGCGTGGCGAAAATCCCATGTCTTTTCCCGTTCGTCTGAAACCAGAAGGGGTGCCGGCTCTGACAACCTGGCCGGCAAGAACTCCAACAGGCGTGGAAATTCCCGCTGGGCACATCCCTCCTCTTATGCGCCTCCCTTTTGTAGAAGTGCAATTTGAAGGCGACCAATCAAGAGCCATGTATCAGAGAATTTCAGAGGATTCTATTGAAGCAGGAGGGGTAGGTGTAGGAAGTATTGATGAAATGGTTCAATCTGGAAACTGGCTTTTTCCCAGCGATGCCGGTCCACAAATACGCGATGCTGGATTTGACAGCTGCTTTGAAGAGAATGCAGGAGGAGGTACATCTCAATTCACAATGCGCGGGGAAACGGGCTGGCTCCGCTCAGAAGGTTTGGGGCCAATTTCTCCCAAGGCAAAGTTTACTCTTGAACACGCCAGGAGGGCCAAAGGAATCATTTTCATTTATAGCCGATTTATTAAATCCGGTGCACTACCTCTCGCCCTTGCTCTAGAGGCAAATGGTTATACTCCTTGGGGAGATAAACGGCCACTCTTGACAAATGGAAATCTTGTTGGAGAAGGACGTCAGTGCGCCCTATGCGCAAAAAGGGAACGCACTCATACCGGTGCCGACCATAAATTCATGCCAGCCAAGTATATCCTTATTACAGGTAGAGCATCTATTTCACCCAATAATCCCGCTGCAATACAGGCATCCAGAGCAAAAAGTAATATGGACGGGCGCGAGGTAAAGATTATTATTGGCTCACAGGTTGCCTCAGAAGGTGTTGATTTCCGTTTTGTCCGCGAAATATATGTGTTTGACAGCTGGTTTCACTTGAATAAGATGGAACAAGTACTCGGTCGCGGCATTCGTACATGCTCCCACTCACTTCTTCCACCAGAGCAACGGAATTGCACCATCTATTTACTCGTCAATACTTTTGGAGAAGGACAAGACACAGAGACTGCTGACCTTTATATGTACCGAAATGCAATGCAAAAAGCAATACAAGTGGGGCGCGTAACACGCGTACTAAAAAGATACGCGCTCGATTGCAATCTTAATAGGGAGGCTATTATAGTCACCGGCCTCTCAACACAGAGGCACATTGATTCGCAGGGAACTATTCGCGAAGAAGTAGACGTTAATGACACGCCTTTTTCAAATCTATGCGACTGGATTGAAACATGCGATTATACGTGTGCAAAACCTGTTGTGATTGAGTCTAAAAACACGGACTTGTCAACCTATGACGAATATTCTGTGAGATGGAGGGAGAGTGAATTAAAAACCGCTATGAAAGGACTCTTTGAAAAACAGGCGGAGTTTCAACTCTCGGATTTAATCGATATTATGTCAGATGTGATTCCTCCGAAAGCGGTCTCTGCACTCTTGTCAGAAATAGTTGGTAATCATTCTTTTCATATAAAAGTTCGCGGTAAAGAGGGATATATTGTGTATAGAAATGGCTATTTCCTCTTTCAGCCAGAATACCTCGCCGATATTCGCATTCCATTGGCGCTTCGTATTGCTGATTTTCCCGTGAAAAGGGATTTCTATGACCCTGCAATAATAAAGGTAGAGGATGTTGCGGCTGCTCCTGTGCCCCCCGCTCCTGTAGAAGTTGCTCCTGAAGGAGAAGAGGTTGCTATTCCCCCACCAGTTCAAGATACTTTTTTACAATATTGGGAACAAATCAAAGAGTGGGCCGCGGCAATTAAAAATGGTACGGCGCAGACGAGTGAACAGTCGCAGCCAATACATTTACCAGAGACGATTTATTGCATTCGCCCTGGATGCGCACCTGGAATCCTTCAGAAGCGTTATAGTGGTGGGGAAGTAGAGAGGGAACGTTCATGGCTTATTATGGTGGGCTGGCTATATGAACACATACAGGGTAATAGTGATTTTTCACCAGAACAAAAGTCGTCCTACCGTTCTGCCCTTGCCAGGACATTAGTTGAATTAATTTGGGATGAAAGCATCCGCCCTATTGAGCAGATGCGCCTATTAAAGGATGAGACGGCGCGGCGAGCGGGGCGTGAACAAATCGTAGTGCGGGATGGCGTAGAAGCATTTCGTTTTATAGACCCAATGACGGGACTTCTCAAATATATTTGTGGAGCTAATCCCTGTGCAGATGCAGTTGCCAAGAAACTGGACACAAATCCTGGTGACTCTCTTCTTACATTGAAGGTTGACAATCTACATACAGGAGGAGTATATGGATTTATTGTCCCCAAATCAAAGGAGAGGCGACTTATCTTTAAAACGAGCAAACCGCCTGCGCCTGGAGCAAAACCCGAAAAAGGAGGAGAATGTTCAATTATTAGTACCATTTCTTACCATATTGCAATGTTAAAAGAGATTGCCAACTTTCTTGTAGCAGAAGGATACCCAAAGTTTATTCTTGAAGATTCCATCCTTGATTCTAAACAACAAATCAAAAAGGCTCGTGCAGAGGCAAAGGCTGCTGGGGTTGCGCCGGCAGCAAATCCTGTGCACAAAGACCGGATTTTCGAAAATGCTATTCGGGCCTGTGCTCTGAAAAATATTATTCTACGCTGGATGACAAATATGCAGGGCGGAAAAGAAGGAGAGGCAAAACTCTACTTTTATCGACCCATTGCGGCCCTGAAAACGGGGCATAAAGGTATTATTTCCAAGCAATAGCCTTTACGGTAAAATTGGAACAGTATTATTCCCAGCCAGCTAATAGTTAATATGAACTATGTTGCACTGTTCGAAGAGCAAATTGCATTAACGCCCAAAGACCTCTCGCAGAATATTGAATCGATTGACACGATTTTGAAGGAGAAGTTGCAGAAGAAGTTAGAGGGAAAATGTTCCAGAAATGGATTTGTGGTTCCTGGGAAGTTGAATGTCCTTAGTCGTTCAATGGGTACAATGGAGAGAGGTCGCTTTACAGGAAGTATCCTCTTTCATATTCAAGCAGAGGCAGAAGTACTGAATCCTCCTGAGGGAGCCACTTTAGAGGGCGTGGTTATTCGTAAAAATAAGATGGGCATGTATGTCTCCTATAGTGTAAATGACTCGAAAAAAGAGGATGCAATTCGTGTGATTATTCCGCGTGACTTGCATATTGGCGATGAGAACTTTGAGAAGATTGAGATTGGCGAGCGGGTAAAGGTTCAGATTAAAAAGTCACGGTTTCAGATTAATGACCCTTATATTCTTAGTGTTGGCGTGCTACTGGGCTCAGTGGGAAAGGCTACTCCTGCTGTGGAGCCAGTTGTTGCTCCTGCCATGCCTGCTATAGAGGAAGAGGCTACAGAGGCCACAGGGGCTACAGAGGCCGCTTCTGCAGAAGATGAAGAGGCTGCTACGGATGAAGAAGCTACTATGGAGGAAGAGGCTGCTATAGATGAAGATGAAGCCGTCTTTGATGAAGGGGACGCTCCCGTAGTTGATGCACAGAAGGAATAAGATGCGGTAAGAGTAACTGGAAGTTCACTAATCTAAAGATTAGAATGAGTGCATCTGCCGCAACTCTTACAGCAGAAGAATATGAAGAAAGGCGACATTTTGCAGAAGAAGTCAAGTTGCTTACAAAGACAGAGATGGAAGAAATTTTTAAAATATTAAAAGAACTTAAGGCAGAGTTTAGCGAAAACAGCAACGGGGTTTTTTTCGATGTATCTAAACTTCCGGCCGAGATATTTGGCCGCATTCAAACATTTATGGAATTTTCCAAGAAAAATCGTCTAGAACTTTCTGTACGCGAAGAAGAATATAAAAAAGTACAAGAATCCTTGGAGGCTACTTATTAATGCATTTGACGGTACTAAAGCATCCCCACTATATCTAACTAAGATGAATCAATCCCCTAAACAAGTACTAGCAACATTGCAGTCATGGGCAAAAGAAAATCCCCATCGGAAGCTCAAGGTGGTTCCGATTGAGATTTCAGCCGTTTCCGATACACAGGAGGGTGTGGATGCACCCGCAACCGTTGCAGGCGGTTTTGTCCCGACGCCGTTGGAACCTCCTGGGCCACTCAGTCTGTATTTATGGAAGACTGACCCAGAATTCCGCGCAGGGACTGCCCCCGTTCGTCGCACAATTCTTCGAGATATGATTTTGAAGATTAATGAACGTGCCGAGGCAGAGTTACGTGGAGCCCGTTGGGGTCGTAAGAAAGTAATAGAACAGTTGGCGGCGCAGCAGACTTCTGCAGTTTCCCCACCAATGGATACGCCCGAGCTTGATACGGCAATGTGCGCACTGTTTGGCTATCAGAAGCTGGTTGTAGACGAAGCAGGCAAGAAAATCGCCTTTTTTCCTGCAGACCCGCGCATATGGAGTGCGGATTTCCCCGTCTGGGGGTGTACCATGGGCTCTCGCGCAGCCCTACATCGTCCTGGCGAGGAATCTGTCAGCCAAGGTCTCGCGCAATGGGTGTGCGACCGTGAGCGAGACGGATGGAAGGTTGATTGGCCTATTTACGACGGCACCCTCGAAGAAATCAAAAA